CTACTAATATTGCCGAGATTGACAGAGCCAAGATTGCATACGTCAGAATCATCCTCAGACGTAACTTCAGTACAAGCGTTCCGAAGTGTTTCATTCTGCTTATCTCCAAAGTTAAAACTAAATCCCGGCTCGCCGGTTTCCATAGCTTGACGTACGTTTTGCAGAAACACGGGATTGTTAGGATCAAATCCCCAAGCATCATCATAGTTGACACTGATGTTAGTCATGTCAAGATTGGCAGGGAAGTTGAAGTCTTTACTCTTTAGTTCTCGGACTTCAGGCGACCAATTTTTTGCTCCAAGAAATAAAGGGATGTCTTCATGTTGCCAATTAAGCGAAGCATAGATCGCGGAGCGCCTTGATCCCCCTTGCATGACATTTCGGCCAATTTCATTAACTGCTGACATGAGTGGTAGTGGGCCGGAAGCCACACCTCCAGTCCGCGATAAAGTTCTTCCCGCGGGCCGCAGTCTTGAGTAGTCAATTCCAATTCCTCCTCCAGTCATTAGGCAAGACATAGCTCGCCACGTTACGTTTGCCCACTCTTCTCGTGTATCTTCTTCTGCTCGGAGAAGGTAGCAGTTATTGAAAAACTTCGCAGTCCGACCTGCGTAATAAAGATAGCGGCCTCCGGGCACGAATTGAAAAGTTTTAATATAGTGAGCAAGTTGTTTACAATCTCCGGGAGAGAGGAGTGGTCGATCTGTTCCCCATCGAGTACCACAGACATCTTCAACAAGCCGGTCTGCGAGGGCATCCCAAGTGTCACTTGGTCCTTGAGCATACTTGAATTTAAAGACATTCTGTGCTAGTGAGTTTTTAAAGCGATTAATTTCCATTGGTTTTCTTTTTAAATTCTTTGATTTGATCTTGCCATTCTTTTTTAATCTGTTTGTACAGAATCCCTTTTTTTGAAAGACGTTTGTCTTTCGGATCTTTGGGCAGATCTTTCTTGAGAGTCATAAAAATTACTTGATGTTATTACGAGCGTAGAACAGCGATCGATCCCCAAAAAGATAAAACCCAATACAAGCAGCAAAATTAGTTACAGAATCTGTTACAGGCATTCCTGCTAATTGCATAACACCCCAAGTTCCTAGTACAATTGCTGCTGCTCCGGGGCGCATCAAACGTATGATAGCTTCTACCCACAAATACGTAGGATTTGTACCTCCAGCATCATTAATAGCTTTAAAAAGATTAAGATCTAGTTCTTTAATTTTTACATAATCGTCAATATTAGTAGGCTTAAATGTTTCAGGAGCAAGCCACCGTTGAATAGCAGCCTTACCTCCTTCAACAACAAGGGGACCAAGGGCGGCAATTAAAGTAAGAGGATCAAACACCGTTGTTACCTTTCAAACATTTGTGCATCACATCATCAAACAGATCTTCTGGAGAAAGATTAGAGTGGTAAGAAATTACAGCTTGTACCTCCACTTCTGCTTTCTCATTCTTTGCCATGTAGGCATACTCGGGACGGTTTAAAACATATTTTACAGCATCTTGCACTTCCAGCCAAGTTACTCCGGCATATTTAGCCGTGACAATATCCTTGGAGAATAGTGCTTTGTTTTGGCATTCTCGGGTATGGTCGTTAGCATTAACGCCGGTCACCAGAACCAGTGAGAGTACCACGAGCAGCCCGCGAAGATAATTTTTCATAATTTTCTGTTAGAATAGTTTCACTATTAAGATTAAGTTCATCACAAATACGGGCAAGGTACCAGAACACATCCCCGATTTCTGCTTTTACTGCTTCGATATCCCACGAGTTATCTCGTAGTCGCTTTTTAACTTTTCCGGCAACTTCTCCGGCTTCGGAGCACAAACCAAGAGCCAAATATTCAATAGCATTGTCCGGAGGGTAGATAGCTGTCTGGCGAGTCCAAAATTGGTAGTCACTTAAGTTCACGCTTTAGCCTTTCAATGTAAATACAACCGTCCATAAGTTCTTCTTGTAGGTGTGTAAGCCATTCTTCCACAGAAAGATCTTTTCTCTCCGTGGTTACTCCGTACTTACGCAACCCACAGTCAGCGCGCTGTAGTATGCGCTCAACAACTGCTTCTACGTTTTTATCCATTATTTTTCTAGCATAGACAAAGCATAACGTTTAATTTCTTCTGAATAGGAAGAGGGTAAACTAGATCCAATACCATGCACTGGACTGTATTCAGGTAGAATTTGTCTTGCTTTTCTTTCTAAATCATCATAAGTAAAATCAGAAAGAATTGGCTCAGCAAGAACGTAATATAAATACCTATGTGCAAGCACTTGTTTTTCTAAATCATCCATATTTTTTCCGTAGATAGGCCATACTAATTGGCATCTCGTCGAAGCTGCCGTCATTCACGTCGTTCAGCATCCAAACACCATGCCATACTTCATTTGTTTGAGGATTAAGATAATCTTCATCGTGTTGATAGAACGATCCTGAAATAATTGCTGTCATGTACTTACCATCAGCACGTTGAGCATAGGCAATGTCTCTTCCTTGTTGGTGTCCCATGATGCACGACATGTGCTTCTTGCCTAGGATTTGCCTAGCAGATATACAAGCACGCCCAAGCTGACCAGAAGTGAAGTAATGGGAATAACAAACACCATTAACGACCACAGGTTTAAGGAACGGAGATACTTCCCAATCTCCATACGGGAGGTCTTTAACAGAAATGAGTCCATCCAGCTTGCGATCTGAGTTGATAGCTCTCGGAATACGTTGTTCATGGTTTCCTAAAGTAAGGATAAAACGTGGTTTATAAATTCGTTCTTTGTTACGCCGTTGCTGCTGCTGAAGCTCTCTAATAGGAGAAAGGAACAGTTGCATAGCGGTGTGAGCAGCATCCAGATCGGCCTTGTATGATCGACCTTCAAAGCTTTTCTTGCCCACATCATAAGAAGAAAGGGACTCCATATCAGCGAAGTCCCCTATACAGATAATAACATCTGGTTGCTTCTCTGCAACATACCTTCCTGCCCATGTCAAGTGGTCCAGAGGAACTCCGGGTTTTGCTTGAACATCAGGTAGGAGAAAATGTTTCATTTAGTGGGTAGTATTAGGATTATGTACGGGGTGCATAAAGGATACATTGTCATCTACTTCTTCATCAGTAACTACAGGTTCTCCACTGGCTTCTTGCTGTGCTAGTTGAGATTCAAGGTACATGTGGAACAGTGATTCTTGAAGAACTCTAAAATCATTCTCGATTTGTTGGTAAGACTCAAAGAATTCTTTCGATACTTCTAGTTCTGCATCAGTAAGGTTTTGCATCTCTTCATCAAGAAAGAAGAGAGGAGTGCGTTCTAGCACAAGAAATAGCTTTTTAGTCATTGTTATTCTCCAGCCATTGTGGGGGTATTTCTCCACGAGTTTCCTGCCAGCACGCTGCTTCAAACCCGTTTTTTTCTGCCCAGTCTAAATACGTCATCTTAGAACCCCTTCGTAACTTATTACTACCTCGTTGAAAGAGGATGTAAATAATTACGTCGGGGTTTTGCTTTTTGACGAGAAGCATCTTTTCAATGGTTTCTCGATCCAGCTTGCCTTTTGTTTCTATATACACACCGGGCCGGATTGTCCAGTCAGGGTTGTACGTGCGTTTCTTGGCAGGAACGACATAAGTTAGCTTGTCAGTTTCATATCCTAACTCTGGATATTTCTTGGATACTTGCTCTTCAAATTTGGATCGCAAGAGATTTCCAATTCTTGTCCGGCTCTTTTAGAAGCCAGAGGCAGTCTGCATTATCGTGAAACATATCGGCCCGTTCGTGGTGGTTATATAGATCCCACACAAAGCGCAGGTTTTCCATCCAATCATCCTCCTGTTCAATAGTATCTTTAATATATTGGTGCTTCTTCACATATTCTTTTCTCATGATTCCATCAAATCCAGTGATGTTATCTGAGCGATCCCCAAGAACTAACTGATGAATAAACCATTTCTTCGCTTGGTCTTCTGTTACTTCGTAGAACTCTTTTTTCCGACAGTTGTAGTGAAGGCCCGGAAACTGATCAAGATCCTTATCAACATGTACAATAAGGCACGTAGCACTAGGATCGCGGAAAACTTCAATTCCGATATCATCGTCAGCTTCTTGGTTCTTCGACCATGTTGCTTTGTATTCATTTTCTAGAAACCGTTTACACGCTGTTAGGTGCTTAGGCCGCTCTTTCCCCTCTCGATTTGCTTTATACCAACTATAATTAGTTTTTCTAAAGTTGTCTGCCCCAGAAAGATAGAACAGAGTTGTTTCACATTCAGGAAGAGCAAACAAAAGATCAGTTACACTAGAGTGTAATGTGTCAAGACAAATATTTTTAGATTCTTCTTCACACACTGCTGCTACAGCATAACAAATCGTGTCAGCATCAATTAGTGCTTTAATAGTGTAAGTGCCTCCCAAGAGTACGGAAACAACGGCTCAATAACAAGAGCAAGTAGTTCGGCAACATCTTTACATTCTTTCTGTGCATGTGGATTAGTACGCTCTCGCCACACCCGATGAAAAAATGCCAAAGAACCTGTCCAGATCCATTCCGACATTGTGTTCTGGGGTAGAACCATACGAGCCTGTTCAGGACAAACACCTTCTTCAATCATTCTAAGATAGCGTCGTAAACAAGCATAGGTAATTTCTTCTACTCCTGTAGCAACATCATAAAAAGAATCCTCTGGAATCCACCAGATATTTTTGATTTCTCCGTCACTTCCTTGTTTGGCATCTTTTGACCTTCCTCGAAATACTGTCGGGATATAAAACTCTGGTTCAGAATCTACGTACCGTCGAGAAACTTCATTCCACACTCCTCCTACTTGGTGTTTAACTAACTGTCGGGCCACAAAGATCGGTGCAGATATCCGAACAGAGATTGAAGTATGAGCAAAGGGACTCCAATGATTATGAGCAGCAAGATAGTTAATGAGACTCTTATCAGCAGTCTTAAGTTGTTTAGTTTCTCCGCCGTGCGTAACATCAACTATTTTCCATTCACTTTTCTTGTCAAAAGAAACACGGGCAGCATTTACAACAGAAAGATCGCTGCCCATGTGATCAACATATTCAACTTTTATTGGTGCTATTTTCATAAAAATCCTTATGGGGGACGGCTTGTATGAACGGAGAGCCGCGCTCCGTTGTGTGTCGCCCAATAACGGACCACCTCTTCATACTAGAGCACACAATCTTTAATTAAAAGTCAATATCATCATCAGGAAGATCACTCACTTTTGCTGCTGGTGTAGGAGGAGCTAGTTCTGTGTCAAACACATACGCTTCGTACATCCGAGCAACTTCAATAACTTTCTGTGGGTCAAGAGCAGTCTTGGAGCCTACTGCTAGTGTCTCTACGGCGTTAGAGAGAGAACTTTGTCGTACGATATACACTTGCTTCTTGGCGCGCTCTTCTGAGGTCTCAAACCGATTCTCACCACCACTGGAAGCACGACTAGCCGGTGAGGGAGCAGCAGCAGGAGAAGAAGCAGCCTGACCATCTGTAACACGGGGATCAACCCAATCCCAATAACCAGCATCGTTCTTTACTGTTTGTACTTCGTAGTATTGGCCAGTAGTTGCTTCAGAGAGAATAGAAACAGTGTTTTGGCCGGGACCAAAGGGGTTGATGGTCTTGGTTTCAATTTTACCTTCCCGATTCTTATATACAACAGTCAGGGCTTTGTACGTCTTACCATTCTTGGCAGTTTTGAGTTCGGCATCAATTGAAACAATCTTAATTAGCATTTTGTAAAATTTCCTTTGTAATATCTTGCATGTCTTTATAATTATACCCTATTGTTACCTCTCCTGTCAAGGGGAGATCAAAATTTACCTTGAACAGCTCAGAGAAACGCTTAGGAGTATCTTGAATAGCTTTCAAGATCAGGGAGCCGACGAGCTTAGCTTCGCTATCAGGAGCATCGTACACAATGGAATCATGTACAGTGCTAACAGGAATAGCTCGAAGCCTAGCTTCTTTGATACTTCGCCAAGCCAGTTGCCTAGCAATTGAAACCAAGTCTGCACCCGTTCCTTGTACTGGATAATTGAGAATTTCAGTTCGAGGCCACTCCATTCCGTTAAAACTACGTTTTTGTTCAAACTCAAACACACGCCCAGTTGGCATAACAAGCCGGCCTGTTTCTACTACTTCTTTGAAGATGGTGGTGTGCCACTGCTTCCATCCTCCATATTTTTCGTAGAAAGCATCAATGGCATTTTGCCAAAACTGTTGAGAACCTCGGACAGATTCAAAATCAGGGTCGTTTGCATACGCATAAGCTGAACCCCCATAAATAAGCCTGAAGACAAAGATTTTTGCAATAAGTCTTGATGGAAGTCCAAACTTTGCTTGGTTGTCTGTGTGCTGATCTGCTCCACTTCTAATCTCCTCATAAGCAGTTTTGTCTTTTGCTAACCATGTTCCGGTTACCCATTCTAAAGCACGGACATCAACATTTACTAACATATGGAAACCTTGTTATAAAGCAGTGCTTCATTTCAGGAGGCACATTTTGTTGATTCGGTTTATCAGAAGATAAACGGCCTGTTGCTACTTTGCACTGGTTGAGACTTGAGTGAATCAAGTCGTGTTCCCATCCATACTCTTCTAGTTTGTTAGGCCACCCTTTAAAGTAAGTGCCAGAAAGCTTTTCTAGTTTTTGTCGTTCAAGAAGCAAAGTAA